ACAACGTGAGGTCTATCGACTCTGACGCGCCTTCCTGGAAGGCCGTAAGCCAAGTCGCTTTAGGATCGTCCAGCACGACAACCTTGGCGGTCGCCTCGAGTGCACCAGCGAAGTGCTTTACCGTGCGTGTCTACCGCTAGTACAAGTGGCCAGAGCGCTAAAGGCCGACGCCCAAACGGTCGATAGAGGACTATCAACCAAACGAAGGAGCAGAAGCCATGACACGCAAACTCAACATCCCCGTAGCTCTCTACCTCTCAATGATGGCTCTCGCAGCCGCCGCACCCGCAAGCGCCTCAGCGTTCGCGGGCGTCGGCACCGAAGGAGCCCCCCCAAAGCCCTCCCACCATAAGGGCGTCAGCAAGGCCAAGTACATCAAGGCCGCCGACAAGCTCTGCACCACGATGAACACGGAGCTGGCGCCGGCCTTCTCGGACTCCAGGAGCACGAATCTCGTGTACGCCCTTGAAAATGAGGCTGCGGTATCTGCCGAAATCGAGAGCTCCGCGCACGCAACGCTCGCGACGTTTCAGAAGCTCCGCAAAGTGTCTCGCCCGAGTGTGGGTCGCAACGAACTGATCGGTTACTTCAACGCGGAGAGCATCTACCTCGTTGAAACGACCAACTACGGTGTTGCGCTTCACAACGATGAACCAGTCGCCATAGGCACCGCAAGCGCAAGGGCCGAACTGGCGAAGGTTGAAGCCAGTGAAGCGGTCAGGTCCTACGGCTTCAAGGTCTGCGGCCTGTAGACGAGCACCAAGGAGCAGGCAGCACCACGTCACACCCATCTTCGAGCCGCCGGGGACTGCTCCCTCCGGCGGCTCGTTGGCGTGCTAGCTCAGAATTCCGTAGTAGTTGCGTTAGCAACTGTGCAGACGATCGGCGACACGCCACCCGCCAAGGCATCTTCCGCGCTCGGGATCGGGTCGAACTCCAACGGGACCTCCACCCACTCCTTGCTTCGGTCCAGATCGCCGGTGGCAAACTTCATCTTTGAGCTATGCAGGTTCAACGCGAAACCCGACTCCACATCCGAGAGCGTCAAGTCGATCGACTCGAGCGTCCCCTTCTGGTAGTCCGTCAGCCACGTCGCGCTCGGATCCTCCAGCACGACAATCTTCCCGGTGAGAGCCAAAGCGCCGGCAAAGTGCTGGTAGAAGTTCTCCGTGCCGGTGATCGCGGGCACGTTCTTCACGTTCCGCTTCAGGTCGAAGCTCCAGTCCACCAGATACCCGAGCTGCGTCCCGCCGATACTGCACTGCACCGTCCACCCGGGCGGCACCTCAGCGGTCGAGAAAGACGGGGACGGCGGGCTCGGCGTGATCGCAGCGTTCGCCATCCACACCATCGCGGCCTTTGGCAGTGCCTCCGCGCTACCAGACAGTGCGATCGAGTCGAGCTGCGCCGCCGGCAACTGACGCCAGTTCGTCTCCCCCGCATAGTCCGTGATCGTGCATGACGGCGGCTGGTTCCCCGTCGCCGGGCTGTTGTTCAGCAAACTAAACGCGTGTGTGCTGAGCGCCGTCACGACCGCTTTAGCAAGGTGCGTGAACGCCAGCGGATACTGGAGCGTGAGCGTGTATTCGCCCGCTTTGACTTCGGTCACTTTCGTAACCCGGCAGGTCTCCTGCGCCCCCGCGCCAGTGCCGACGACAATGAACCCTCCCACGGCTACCGGGTCAGTCACCGTTTTGACGGTCGTCGCGCCCGCTTTAGCTTCGGTCAACAGTTCGGTCGTGTTGATCGTCACTTTCGACGTGGCGACATGCGTGTATTTCAACGCGGCACATTCCGTTTCGTATTCGCCCGCTTTGACTTTGACCGATTTGAGCGAGACGACGGTCTCTTCGGTAGCCGGCAAGCCCTGGTCGATCACGAACACCGTGCCGAGCGGGATTTCGTTCAACGTCAGTATTTTTTTGTCGCCGACTTTCGCTTCCGCGACCAGTTCCGTCGCGGTGAGGACCGCGGTCAGCGAGTCTTTCGACCCGAGCAGCGCCCGCAGGAATATCGGGAACGTGTCCAGGTACGGATACGAGTCCCAGCCGTGACTGTCAAAGCGCAAGCCGGGGATCAGATCGTATTTGTTGACCATGCTGCCGCGCAGGCCCTCGTCGGGTAGGAGCTGGAGGTCCGGCTTGTACTTGGGAGAGAGGACGGGCAGCCAGGCCGTTGGCTGGACAGGAACGCCGCGTTCCGTCTCGAGCGCGATGCCGATTGTAGACTCGGGAACTGGGATCGCTGAAAAGCTCACGGCTTCTCCTCATGGTCGATTGGTGCCGGGTCGACCGGCTTCTCAGACTTTGCGGCGCCCTTCTTCACGACAACGGGCCGCAGGTGCGGGTCGCTGAAGTCCTTCGGCAGATCAAGGTCCACCGTCTCGCCCGGCTCGAGCTCCAACGTGCGGCCGTCCTCGCGGTGCAGGTTCAGCCACACGCGCCGGTTGCTGTCGAAGTTCGTGAACTTGGCCATCGTCATTAGTCTACATCCTACCCAAAGCTACTCAGACGTTCCCGGCGATCCACGACATGGCATCAAAGCGGATCACGCCCGAGATGAACACCGTCATCCCATCGGCGTCCGTGTACGGCTCGCCCTGCACATGGTCTACGCCAGCCGAGTACTCGCCGGCGCTCCACACGGTGCTGGGGGCGCCCAAGGTCGCGTTCTCCCGGATCGCGGTCACGATCGCGTCAACGGTCTGGTCGTAGTCCGTCTGCGCCTGCACGGCTTCGCCTTTCACGTTCGCGAAGAACACCTCGATCACCGCCTTGTAGGTGATCTGATCGTTGACCGCGCCACGGCCCGTATCCGCCCTGCGCTGCCGGTTGTCCGACGGGAGATTCACGACCAGGATCGAGCTCGACCCGCCTTCCGACATGACGGCTTCCGCCAACCGATTTTCTTCGTAGGCTTGCTCGGGCACTATTTCCGGCCGTGCCGGGTACACGGTCCCGACGTACTCGATGTTGGCTGCCTGCAAGAAAGCCGTGATCGCTTCCCTCATCGATAGGCGGCTCATCTACGTGGATCTCATGACAGGCACAGCGAAGGGCTTGAGGAACGCCACGGCGTCTTTGTAGTCCTGCTGGCCCCCAACCTGCCCTTCGGCCTGGCCTTTCGCCTGGCCGCCGGGGGTCTGCGGAAGGATCATCGCCCTGCTCCCACGGCGCTTGATCAAATAGCTCACAAGGCTGATGCACGCCTGCTCGATCTGCCACGGGACGGCAGACACCCGAATCGAACCCGGCAGCGCCGGCACTTTGTGCGTGTACAAAAGCGGCACCGTGAGATTGAGCGTGAGCCCTTCCACCGAGCTGACGACGATCACCTCCGTGTTTTCGCCGTCGTGGATCGTGAGCTGCGTGCCGGGGTAGATGCCGAAGGCCACGCTGCCGCCGGGGTTAGACGGCCCGACCGTAAGCACGGATTTGCCGGCTTTCGCTTCAGCGGCAAGGGGGACATGCGGGAAGCCGGAGACATAGCTCCACACGGCCCAGATCTTGCCGTTGATCGTCGGGTTGCCGGGAAAGAACGTGGCCGGCCCGTAGCTGCCGAAGCAAGCGCTCTGAAGGTAGATGATTGGCCCGTCGATCGTCAGGTTTTCCGCGCCCTGCTGGCCGATGTTCCGCATACTGCTCGCCGCGCCGGTGCCGAGCGCAACCGCGTCGACCTCCAAGATGGGCTTGTAATTGCAGATCAAGGCGAGCGAGCCGTTGGGCTTCGGCGTGACCCACCCGGACTCTGTGCTCGGCGACGCGGCGAACGTGCCGTCTGCACGATGGTAGGCCAGGGTGTCTACAAGATCGCTCGCGCGCATGATGACGGCGGCGAGCGCGGCTTCCTGCGCTTGTTTCGTGCCACCCGGTACTAGGTTGCTCACGGCGACCGCGGTCGGTGCCTGCATGTACTCGCCCGGGGAGATATATGGCTCTCTCCGAAAGAGAGTGGCCGTGTCCGGCGAGACGACCGGCGTAGCGAAGGCTTCCGGTGCGAACGCCGGGGTCATGCGGCCGCCGGAATCCCTCCGATGAGCCGCCAGTAAGCGGACCCTTCAGCCGGTGTCTTCCCTTCCCCGCCCTGGATGCACGCGTACAGCCCTTCTTTGTACGCGACCCACTGCCCGTCCACGTACGCCGTACCGGCCGCATAGGTGCCGGCGTAGTTCGCAGCCATCTCCGTGACAGACACGCTGACGACCACCTGTGGGCCTACCGGGACGCTCATGGCTTCATCCTAGCCCGGTCGTGCGTGATCCAGGCAAGGACCCGCTCAACCTTCGTAGGGGCCGTTTCGGCGCGCAGCCGGCGGTGCGCCTGCTTCACTTCCTCCTGCACCCGTGGTGGCACGGTCAGCTTACGCATGAGCCCGTGCTTTCGTCGCCCGTGCTTTCTTGGCCTCGGCGACAACCTCACCGAACGGGTTCGGCCCCACATACCAGCCGGGCTGCTTGCAGAGCTGCTCGCCGAGCTCGTCGGGCACATCGAAGGACCCGTGCTTGTCTCGTAGGAACGTGCCGTGCTCGGGGTCCTGGATCGTCGCGCTCGAGCCCTGCTTCAGCACCTGCTCTTTGCGGATCTGGATACCCCGGACTGGGTCGATCTCATGCCTGGTCTCCTCCGAGACAACCACCTGGTGAATCACCATGCTGTTCCTCCTATGGGTGCCGGCCCCCGCGCACACAGGAGAGCACGCGGGAGCCAGGCGAAAGCAGATTAGACCACCATACTACCGACTAGCCCGCCGGTTGATGTGGTACTCGCTCATCGCCGCTTTACACGCTTCGCACGGCTTCTCCCCCAGTTTGTAATGACGGACATAGCCGCTCGTCGTGCCGCACACCGCCTCCACGCGACGCTTCCGCTCACGGCCAGTCGCGCGCTCGGCTCGCATCTTCCGGTCGTACTCACGCTTTGCCCGCAGGCACGACTCGCATCTTGGCTCGCCCAGTGCCGCATGACGTGAGTAGCCGCTCATCGTGCCGCACTGCGCACGCGCCCTCTGACGTACGTCCCGCTCAACGACGATTGGCACGCACGTCTCTAGGTAGTGCGCGGCAGCACGCAACCTTGTCGGATCATCTCCGAAGTGCCCAAGCGATGCGTTGCAGCTAAAGCACAGCAAGCCACGGATCGCCCCGGTCTCGTGGTTGTGGTCGATGTGGAGCGCCCGGTCATCGCCCGGTGGTTGGTGGCAAATCGCACAGAGCCCGTCCTGGCGATCGACCAGCGCCTGGTACTGCTCGGGTAGCAGTCCGTAGGCCGTTTTGATCTGATGGCCCCGATGGCGCTTGCGGTACTCCGGGTCTGACGCATGACGCTGACGAATCTTCGCTAGCCGCCGCTTGCGTTTCTCGTCCGGCGTCAGGTCGAGCAGCGGCCCCCGTTGCTCTCGCAGGCACGCAAGGCATATGTGCGTGTGGCCGTCGGGAGTGTTGCGGTGCTTCCTGAACTCCTCGAGCGGCTTCGGGACGTGGCAGGCTTGGCATTCCTTTTCCATGCCGCCAAGTATACCACGTCCCGTGGCCCGCGTAAACTACTTGATGTTGGAGACCACCGTTTGAGCTACGGGAGCTCTGTTAACCAACGTCTCCATGCTGCGGATCTCCGAGTCGTACCGTGGGCCTCCACCTTCGACACCTGGATTGTAATTCGCGCTATACATAAACTCCATGGTATCATATTGGCACCTAACCTCAAACACGCTCCCAATGTTGCTGCCTGGGAACGGCACCCTGTCGGTGCGGGCGATGATCGTGCCCGGTGCGACGTGCGGGTGAACCTCGATCGGAACCTGCACACCGCCGACCGCCTTGTTCACATACGACCCGATGTATCCACCACCAGCCAGGTTGGTCCTGGCAGCAGCGTCCGTCGGGGGCAGGAACGTGGTCGCGATACCAGACCCCAGCAGCAGGTCCGAGATCTCGTCGCCCTGAAGCGAGTTGACCATGTACGCCGTCGGCGAGAGCTGCACCGAAGACCACACTTCGTCGTTGATCTGGTCCAGCAGCGGGATCGAGCTGCCGCTGCCGCTGATGACGTTGCCGCCCCAGTCGATGAACGTCGCACCGGAAGGCGTCCCGCTGGTCGGGTTTTCGGGGCCGGTCGCCCCGTAGCTCCCGAGGATGCTGGCGATCAGGCCGTTGTACCACTTCGTGGCGCTGTACGACGTGTCTTTCAGGGTGCGTGCCGTGAGCGCTGCCGTGCTTATCGCCGGAAGCGCCGCACTCAGCAACGGCAGTTTCGGCAACGCTTCCGCTCCCGTCGGGACTTTGGTGATCGTCACCTGAGCGGTCGTGGTGGTCGTGTAGTAGTACAGCGTGCCGCCTTTGGCGCCGACATACCAGTCGTACGCGACCGCGCCCTTGATCGCGGCAATGGACGCCGTGACCGAGCACGTTTCTTCGGTCGTGCCGGCCTCAACCGTCGTCAGGCTGGACGCCTGCGTGCTGCCGGACCCGAACACGCCAGTCGACAGTTCCGTGCCGGTGAAGTAGTTCGCGCCGGACCGGGCCGCCACCGCGACACTGACTTCCACGGTTTTTTTGATGTGGCCGCCTGTTTCCGAGCCGACCAGCGTCGGCGCGCTCGGCACCGTGAGCGGCCATGCCTGGCTGTTGATGATGTGCATGTCCTGCCCGATGAACAGCTGGTTCAACGTCTGCAGCTTGCCGATCGCCAGAGCGTCCGCCCAGTTCCGAGCAACCGCAACCGCGTCCAACGTCACCCGGCAAGCCTTCGCCAGAGGACGATACGGCGCGAAGCAGTTCTGCTCTTCGAACTTCGCCAGCGAACCCGCGAAGTCCATGCCGACCGCGGCATCCGTCTGCTGACTGTTGATGTTCAACAGCGCACGCCACGTCGCGGTCTGCGAACCCTCACCCGCGATCACACGCGGGAAAGCACTCGTGTTGTTGCGAGCCGGCACGTTCACCGGGATCAAGGCGATCTGGCCGCCAAGATCAACGCCCTGGATACCCGTCCCAGCCATGATGCCTTCCGAGCTCTTCTTTACAGCCGCGATCGTTTCCTTCGTGATCTGCTCAACGTCGAGCACGGTTCCACCGTTCATCTCATCAACTCCAGTTCAGCTAAAAGGGGATTACTCGCACGGCCCCACGGCCGCACACGGTTAGGCCTGCTGGCCGCCCACGCTCGCGTAGATCCGAGCGTATGTCAGCTTCTCGCCAAGCTCAGCGCGACGCGACGGATTGGTCTCCTCGGCGAGGGACTTCTCCAGCGTCTCGATCTCAGCGTCCTGCGTGCTCTTCTGGGCGTCGTCGCTCAGCCGGCCCTCAGCACCGGGGAAAGCCCCGCGAGCCTGACCGTCGAGCGAAGGGCCACCAGCACGGGGGCGCTTCGCGAACTTGGCAACCATCTCCTCAACTGAACCCAACCTGGTATCCAGGTCCTTTTTCAGATCCTCGAGCTGGTCCGAAACCTGCTTTGTGAGAGCCTCGTCGGCTCCCTTGTTCACATACTGCGCGTCGACCTTCCCGCCATCAGGGATAGCGTTCACGTCGTCCGCGTCCGCCGAAGCGGTCGGCTTGATGTCGGCGGTTGAAATGTCGCCGCCGTTGTTGGCGTTCTTCTCCGCCTCTTCGGCGGCAAGCTTCTTCTGAGCCTCGGCGTCCTGCTTTTCCTGGTCGAGGACCGCCTTGACGGACTTCACAACCAGCTCGCCAAGCTCATCCTTTGTCACTGAAGCCATGTCAATCTCCTCGTCATCGGTTTTGCCTTTCGCGCCATCGATGACGGCACCAAGGTGTTTATGCGCAGCTTCCAACGCTGTCATGTTCTTACCGCTGAGCATCCGACCAACCTTGACGGCCTCTTCATCCGTGCCCTTGGTCGCTTCACCCTCTGCTGCCTCATGGTACGACAAGCGCGCGACAGTTCCAAGAGCGAACTCCAGCGCGCCTGCCGCGTCTTCAAGATCCCAAGCGTTCGATGTGTCACCCGCGTCAGCGACACGAGACTCCGTGCGCTCGCGTTCGGTGATGTTGTCCAGCGCTGTGCAACAGCCGGCCAGGGTCTCCCCGACCTGACGCAACGTGGCCGCGTCGTAGGACTCCCACGGCATGTTCCCCGGTGTCGCGGACTCCTCGGGCGTCGGCTCAGGGAACGTGCCGTCCTTGATCGCCTGACGCTGCGCGTCGAGCCCATCCATCGCTTCGACCAGCGACGCGGCAGCGATGGCCTTTGCAATCGCCTGCGGGTTCACGATCCCCCAGCCGTCCGTGGTCCGTGAGACCGGCGCGTGGTCCGTGACCTTCAGCTCATCGGGGATCAACGCCGTGGTCTCGCCACCCTGGACAAGCGCCGAGTCGTCCGGCGCCGGCTTCACGCCCGTCACGACCGGACCCACCAGGCCAGAGTGGCCCGTGTCCAGGTGCCCCACCTGTTTGGGTTCGTCCAGCCCGCCGAGAGCGTCCTGTGCGGCGTTCTTCGACGCGGCTTCCGCGACGTCGGACTTGTCGTCCACTTCGATGCCGTGCTCTTTCGCGGCCGACTTGATCTTGGCGGCGGCTTTCTGCTTCGCGTCGGCAGCGTCACCCTTCGCTGCACTGAAGTCCTGCTGGCCGAAGCGGCCGAGCGCGGCTTTCGCGTGCGCTTCATCGTGGATCGGCAGGTGCTTCCCGCCGTTCTTGTCCACGAAAGCGAAGCTACTCGCGGGCATCGCCTTACGGTCGGCGGCGCTCAGAGCCTTGTCCACCGCTTCCGCTTCCTTCGCAGACGAGCCGGTGACCTCCTCCTCCTCGGCGTCAGCCTCAGCGCTGTCGGACTTCGTGACTTCGCCTTCGCCCTTGCAATCAGGACATTCGCGGTTGCCCGCCATGATCTTCCCGCTGCCGTCGCAGGTGCCGCACTTTTCCTTGCCGTCGGCGGCGGCCTTGATCAATAGAAACGACGTCGCGCCGTTCGCGGGGGTACCCACACCGTCGAGGCGATCGGGGTCCAGCACGACAAGCTCGGTTACATCGACGCCCATTTCGCCTCCAGGATAGTCATCAGGAACGCAACTTCGCCAGATCGGACTCAGACGCCACGCGTCGGCGGGCGCCACCCTGCGGGCTGTAGCCACGGATCGCGCCGGACTTCACCATCGGCCAGGACTTCTCGCTCCAAACCACGCCAGCCAGCCAGTCGCCCTCGCGGATCGTCTGCTCCGAGCCGTCGGCGCACTTCACGACCCACGGGTCGGCACGCCAGATATACGATTCAACGAGATTGCCGGAGCCCTCTGTGCCGTCCGCGTGGTAGACGCCGATGCTCCGGTTCTTCTGCATCCAGCCCCAAGCGGCCTTCTCCAGCGCCTCCATCGAGACGTAGTCGATGTGGCCGTCCTTCGCGACAGCGACATCCGGCTTAAGCGCGGGGTAGGCGAGACCGAGCGTGAACCGGCGCTCATCCTCAGCCTTCACAATCCGCCCGTACGCCAGCTCGTCTGACGCCAAAGCCTTCTGCACGCGGGGCGTGTCGATGTCCTCGGCCTTCACAGCCTCGCCCGCATGGTTGTGGATGTGGATGTGAGTATCGCCCATCAGGACGCTTTCATCATCCCAGCGGCGATCAAGGATTCGATCACTTCTGCGGTCGTGCCGCCAGACGGGTTGACGAACGCGGCAGGTCCAGCGACCGGCCCAGTCCCACCCGTGCCACCAGTGCCGCCAGTGCCGCCTTCGGGACCAGTTGCGCCGGTCGGACCACCAGACGGTCCCGTCGCACCTTTCGCGCCCGTCCCACCCGTAGGCCCAGTAGGTCCAGTCGCACCAACCCCACCGCCAGCGGTAGCCAGCGACGTCAGCAACACCGGCTCCTCGCTCGGCGGAACCACCGCTTCCTGGTTCAACCCAGTCGCAGCGCATTTAAACGCGTAGTGCGAGCCGGCAGGGAACGTGCCCTCGTCGCTATTCGACGGCAACGTGAACGCGAAGTCCCCGGTGGCGCTCGTCGAGACCGTCGTCGTGCCGACCGGTGCTTGCGATGACCCGTTGTGGATCGTTTTCGACAGCGCCGCGGTCACTGGCACGCAGCTCGCGGGTTCGCCGTTCGCCAGGTGCAATCTGCCTATGACGGTGGTTTGCGTGAAAGCCACGGCACAAGCATAGCGCCAAGCCTACGAAAAGCTACTCAAAGCTATGCGCGGGTGCGATACGTCTGCACAAAGTCCGAGTCGATCAGCACCAGCACGACGATCGCGATGCCGGCGACCAGCGTCAACGTGGTGCTCGGTTCGGAGTTCGCGCCGACAAGGATCAGCCAGGCTCCGGCGATGACTACCGCGATCTGGGTGAGAGAGATGACGCGCCTCTTTCCAATAGGAAGTTGCTCATTCGCCGGAGTCTACACCACTGTCGGGCGTCCCGAGATCCACAACGGGCGCAATCGCACACCTACAGTTTGGGTGATCTGGCGGCGAATCCGAACCCAGATCAAGCGGCGAATCTGCGGCCAACGCCTCGCAATCCGGGCACGCGTCATCCTCGGCGAGCCATTCGACCTGCGTGATCCCAGCATCGCCATAGGTCTGTTCGCTCGCCGCCGAGGTAGCACGAGCCATCTCCGTGTTCGCCACCGTTTCAGACCGCGCGGGATCTTCGAGCACGTCGCGGATGTCTTTCCCGACCGTCTGGATCGAGTCGCCTTTCGAGAGCCCTTCGCTGACCATGCCGCCGATCCGATCGATCGAGGTTTCGCTCAGCCCTTGAATCGTGATCTCAGCCTTGTCGAGCATCGCGCGCATCCCACCGTCGGCAGCGGCTTCGGCAGCGGCACCGAAGCCAGGCGTCCAAGCGTCCCAGTAGCCCTTCGGCACAGACTCGCTCACATCCTTCAAGCTCGCCACCACAGACCCACCAGCCGCTTGCGCCGCGTCGTGAGCGCCAGTCAAGAACGAGTCGCCGTACAGCGATGTCAGCACATCCTTGAGCTTGCCAACATTCGCCTTCGCTTTCGAGAGCACACCGACCACAGCGGCTTTCACAGCGTCAACGGCTTCGGCCTTCGCCACCTCGGGGATCGCGATCTCCCAGCCATCGCAAGTCCAATCCGGCTTGACATCCCAGTCGCCGTACTTGACGCATTTGGGGTTGTTCGCCAAGCAGCAGTTCGCGCAGCGTGCCAGACTGTTTTCGCTGGCCCGCAAATGAGGCGGCGGGCCAGCACTCTTCTCGACGGGCTTCTTCTTTGCGGCCACACCTGCAGCAACCGCGGCGTCAAGGTCCGAGCTCGAGAACATCTCGCCGAGTGCTTTCGCGATCAACGGCGCGTAGTGCTCGACGATCGCGTCCGCGTTGTGGTGGAACGGTGGCCGCTTGGCCTTCACGGCAGGTTTAGTCTCCGGGCTAATCCCGGCTAAGGCTTTTGGGCGCACCACATCCGCGAAGGCCTCGTCAACCGCCTCTCGCGTCTTCGCCGCCTGGAGCTTCGCCCACACCTCGTCATGCACAGCCGCCGGTAGGTTCGGATCGACAAACCTGCGTGGCGCCCTGCCCTTCTTCAGCCGGTTGCGGCTTGAGTCCCGCCAGCGCCGCAACGTGAACGCCACGAGGGCCTTCGTCGCCTCGTCGTCCTCGTCGTCTTCCTCATCATCCAAGAGATCCTCACCCTGGACACCGGTCTGCACGGTGATCCCATCCGTGCCACCCACGATCGTCGTCGGCGCGCCGTCACCCGCATAGCCGCCCGTGACACCCGTGACGCCCGGGCCACCCATGTTCGACGCGGCCTTCCCAGCTTCCCCTTCTTCGCTTTCGTCTTCGGCGCTCACGTCTTCGCCCGGCGGTTCAGTCTTCGTTGCGGGCACAACAGCTTTCGTCGTCGTCGGTGCCGGCGGCTCACCCGGCGCCGGTGGTGGCGCAGGTGGCATCTCACCAGTCGTCGCCTCGATCAGATCCCTAGCCTGCTGCGCCGTATGTTCCGCCGCCAGCTTCTCCTCCGGGCTGCCCTTCGGTGGTACCGGACCAGGCGCCTCACTGAACGGCGTGTTCACCGGCGGCTGATCATCCGCAGGACCATACGTCTCCGGGTCGATCTTCCCCGCCATGCTCTCCAGGCTCAACAGCGGGATCGGACCCACCCTGGTCAACACATACCGTGGCATCGGCCGGCTCTTATCCACATGCAAACCCAGCTGCATCCTACGCTCATCCACACCCAACGCGCCAACTTCGATATCAACCTTGGCCGCCATAGCGGTAGCAACCCGGTCCTCCGTCTCCTTGCCGTCGTCGATGTTCAGCCGGCATTTGAGCTTCAAGTGCTCCCGGACGAACAGGTTGATGACGTCCTCCACATGCCTGAGCAGCGGCGTGGTGCCGACACGGAACTGCACGTCCACCTGCGTATCCCCGGTCGCTTTGTTTACTTCTTCGGTGAATCCGAGGTCGCTAGGCGTGGTCCCGTGCGCCGCACACGTACGCCTCATGAGATAAAGCGGGAAGTCCTTGTCGAACTTGTTCGCGTCGTCCTTCGTGCCCGTGAACTTCGACCCGTTCGGCACCCAGCGGATCTGCGTCTGCTTCGTCTGATCCCCTTGCATGACCGCGTCCCAGACCTCCTGCCAGTGGGCGACCTGCGCTGGGTCGGACATGTCCGGTGGCGCCTCCATGAAGCCGGCGGGCACGGTGCCCTCCGTGAAGAAGTTCAGGAAATGCCACTGAAAACGGATGTCCGTGTTCGCACTGAGCAGCACCCGCTCAAGCGGTGCACGCCCATACTGACTGTCGGGCTCCGGGTTCCACGGGATGTAGAGCAGATCGTCCGCCGCGAGCATGTCCCACGGCATGCCCTCGATGATCTGCGTGTACGCCGGCACGATCTCACCGCCAAACATGCCCTCCGGGTCCTCGGTTTCGTCGTGCTCATCTTCGGGACGGCGTCCGTAGTAATCCACAAGCGGCAAGATGGTTTTCCCGCTGATCACCTCCAACGCGATCGGTTCGTCCGCGTTGTTGCGGCGGATGTACAGCGCACCCGCATCGAATTTGATGACGTCCTGCAGCCACTTCGCGAGCCACGCACGGAACGGCAGTCGCTTGTCCGGCATGTCGAAGAACCTGATAGCCGCCTCGATGTCTTTGGACACGTCGGCCTTGATGCCAGGGATCGGCTCCCAGTTGTACGTCAGCGAACGCACGTCGTTGATCAGGTGCTGCGTGCAGATCATCGCTACGTCGTAGGATTCCCAGATCGACTGGATCGTGTTGAAGCTGATCCGGTTCCACCGCGGCGATATCTGGACGTTCTCGCCAACCGAGTAGTCCCAAGTGCGTGGCGGACGGCGATACCCCCAGTTCGGGTCCAGCGGTCGGCCAGGTGGGAACGGTGGATTCCACGACATGCCTTGCTCGGCAAGTGCGAGCTCGAGCTCTTCGGGTGCACGAGCGAATCCAGACGCTAGGTTCTGTGTGACTCTGGCCTCCAGCGCACGACTCAGACTGCCGCCGCTCGCACCGCGGCCTGCCTGGGCTGAGAGCATCGTCGCCGAGCCACCCATGCCGGTGTTCCCCATCAACGCGGCGTTTCCGTTTAAGAATCCCTTCTCGGCAACACCCGACCACTCCATCGCCTCTTTGACCGCGCCGACGGCCTTCTGCATCGCGTCGTCCTCGACTTGCTTGCGGTACTGCGCACGACGGGCTGAGAGGATCGGGACGTTCATCGACGGCTCACAGCCGTAGTGTAAACGCTACGCAAACCTACGCGGGCTGCGAACCCCGATAGTGCCGGTTCGGCTGCAACACCATCACGCCGTGTTCGGGACAGTCCGGGACACGATCCGGTTCATCGGGTGTAAGGAAGACGCGTCGGTTGCAATCACGCTGACCTTTGGTCGCGTGAGCGCAGATGAATGCGCGGCGTCGTGACTGGATCTGCGCCGGTGTCGCCAGCACCGGCACATCTGGCGTGGGGGAAAGCCGTGGTGCGAGTGACAGCGCCATCTCGATCAGGTTACCCTCACCCACCATCAGCGTGCGCTCGCCGCTCTCGATCCGGCTGAGTGTCGCCTGACTGATACCCGTCTTGCTCGACAAGTCCCGCTGCGAGACACCAAGCCGCTCGCGTTCCGCCTTCACGTCCATGAATCATCTCCTGAATCAGAGTCGTCCTTGAATCACCATTGAATCACACCGCTAGCCCGCCTGCTCCCCACCGCAATGCACGCACTTCAACCCGTCAGGCCACCGCTGCCACCTCGGCTTCGAGCATTTGCAAGGGAACCCGGCCGTATCGGATGAGAGTTTCGGTAGGCCGCGTAGGCTCTCGGGCTCCGGGTGCTCGGGACGATCGGCCACCTCCTTGTTCCACGCGGCAAGGAACGCCTCGCCCTGGCCGCCGCTTAAGTAGAACTCCGCCAACGCCTGCGAGCACTGGTCCACCTGGTCGTCGTGCGCAGCGTTCGGGAACGACGTCGACTCCTGAATGAACGCCTCGACATCGAAGCTGATCTCCTGGCTCATCGCTGCGAGCTGCGCGGTTGGTAGATGCACGTTACCGGCGCGAATGAACGGCGAGACGGCTTCCGCCCTCGCCTGCTTGTGCTGTACCGGCACAATCGGCACCATGCCAGGTACCGTCTTTTTCAGGCTGTCAAGCACCGCCGTGCCGTTCGCCTTGTCCTCCACCAGCTTCGTGTAGCAGTCCGGGAACAGCCCGGCGACCCGTGTCAGCGCCGTGCAGGTGTCCGTAAAGTTCAGCCTGGCCCACACCTGGTAGATCAGGTACACCTCAGCCGCCCATTTGCCCCACACGCCGATCGTGACATAGTCCGAGTCCTTCTTATCCTTGAAGGCGCAGTCCAGCGACAGTAGGCCCTTGTCCACGCCAGGTAGGCGGAACGTGCCATCGGGTTGCTGCGCCCACTTCGGCTTGTCGTAGCGTCGCCACCACGTCTTCAGCCACACGTTCCCCACGTCGGGTGATGGTTTGCCCTGATACAGCGCCGTCCACACGCGGGGCGACGTGCCGTTCTTGATCGACTCCCACACCTCGGTGGTACGCCCACGCGCCGAGACCATGAACTCGCCAGGCTCACGGCCAAGCACATCCACCTCGCCCTTCGCTGGATCGTGGTCCGCCTGGGCTGGGATGTTCACACAGCGCCACCGTTCGATGTTCTCCAAGCCGGCTGATTCGTCCTCCTCCTGCCTCGCCGTCAGGCGACCTTGCAAGTCCAACTCATGCCAGCGTGTACCCACACCTATCACCGGCGCCCACGGAGCCAGACGAGTACGGCCGACGCCTTCCCACCACGACCATGCACGGCTGCTTCTGATCTCACTGGACGCCACCTCGTCGTCCTTGACCACGTCATCCATCAGCAGTAGGTCGAGCGGCCTGCCTGCGATACCGCCGCCGATCCCGATCGAGTACACCGACCCCTCGTGTGGTGCCGCCAGCCGCCAGAACCCGAGCGCCTTCGAGTCTTTCTCCAGCCGCAACCCGAGGTCGACATTGCCGGCGCTGCCGTCGTGGATCGCAATGTCACCACGCGCCATGTACGACGTGGCCCCAGCGATCTTGCCGTCATAGGACACGAGCGCCATGCGCAGCTTTGGGAACCTCATCAGCAGCCACAGCAGCCCGTAGCGACTGATCGCGGTCGTCTTACCCTCCTGTGGCGGCATCGACACCAACAGGCGACGGTTCCCACGGTCCGGGATCTCGTCCTCGGTTTGCTTGATCGCCGACTTTAGATCCACTCCCTGCCGCGCCAGCACGGCAAACCGGGCACGCCGCTCGTACATCAACGCCAGCGCTTCGCCGATCGCTACAAGCTCCGCGTCGATGATGTCCAGCGCCGGTGTCTGGACCCTCATCGGGTCCAGGCGTGCGGCTAGCTCACCGGGTGTCGCGTCGCTGTGCTTCGGGCCCTCACCCTGCGCCAGCAGCGCCGAGATGAGCGGGCTGCGTGCTGGCGGCGAGATTAGCGTTGAAGAGGGCACGGAACTCCTCCACTCTACCCGCCAGGCCCATCGTCTCTAGCGTCTGCACGAACGCGGCGGTGATCCACGTAGCGTCAGCTTCCGCCAGGCGCACACGGCGCTCATCGACACCAGCCCTGAGCGCGGCGGACGCTGCCTCCAGCTTCCGTTTCCGCTCATCGTTGTACAGCCGGAGCAGGATGTGCTCTTTGCCCTCGCCGGTCGGCAGTCCCGAGACGTGGTAGGTGCGGCCGTAGATACCTGTGTCGCCGCGCTCCCAGTGGTCACTGCCGTCGCTCTCGTCACCGGCAACGTGCACGTCCGGCTCGGGGTGCGTCGGAAGCTCCTGGATTAGCGAGCGGTAGAACTCGACGTTGCCGCACGCCTCCCACACCTCCTGGATCAGCGCGTCAGCCGGCGTTGTCTCTACCGCGAGGCCAAGCGTTGCACACTCGCGTCTCGCTATCTCCAGGCTCGCGGCTTTGACGTGGTTGGCCGTAGATCCCGCGTGCCTCTTGCACCGGCCCACACCGGGATGTGGTGTGCCCCAGCCCTTCGGTCGAGTGCAGAGGACGCCCTCCGGCTCGTTAGCCCGCTGGCCTCCACAGTGCTTATCCGGATCGTAGACAGACACTACAAGTCTGCGTTCGCTTGGTGGTGCCGTGGCATGCTCGCTTGCTCATGGCTAGTTCTTGCAGGTCCGTTTGGCGACGATCGCGGTGCGCTGATCTTGGCTGAGCGCATTCCACTCGGCCCCGGTGTGTAGCCAGTGGTACCGGCAGTAGGGGCAGTGGAGTTTGTGTAGGAGCGCTCGCTTGCTCATCGGTAGGGTGCCCAGTCTTGCTTGATGGGGTATCCACTTAGATGACCCGGAGTCATGATCCGACCACCTGCCCGTCCTCATCCCAGACGAACTCACCGACCGGCAGGTGCGTCCGGCAGCCAATGCAGTAGGTCGCGCCGTAGAAGCCGGGGTCGCGGGCGTACGTCTCGCAGAGCGCAAGCGCCATCCTCGTTTCTGCGCCACAGCCACCACCCGTGCGGCTCTGCTCGGTGCCGCCGACACCGACATGAACATACGCCCTGCGCAGTGGACGAGCGAAGCCCTTTCCGCGCTCCTCCTCGCTAAGGACAAGGTAGGCATCATTGAGGCCGCGCTCACCCTGCCGGCCAAGACGCGGGTCGTTGGGGTCCGTTGTGAGGCTCATGCTTGGATTCTACTCCCCCAGCGTTTCGAGCCACGCAGCCGCAATCGCAGCTACCTGAGTTAGCTCCTTGCGTAGTCCCTCGAGTGAGCCCTGCGTGTCATTCGCTAAGGCATGCCCCTCACGTGTCAGGACCTCTTTGGCGACCTCTCCAAGCTCCTCAGTCAAGCACGCCAGCTTCTCGGCCGGGGTCAGCCCGTCGTCCGCGCAGGTATAGAGGAAGCGGCCTTCGTGCTTGAGTCGGTTCTGGCGTCTGCGCTCCTTGCCGATCTGGATCAGCACGGACTCGAGGCGAGAGCCAGTCTCCATCTCGGGGTCGTACACGAACAGGTCGGCCGAGCCGCTCACCGCTTCGCCTTGGCCTTCGCCCGTTCTCGAGCCAGCTTCTCCACATCGGCCTTCGCCCAGACAGGCCCCGTGGATAGCCTCTGTGCAGGTAGCGGCATCTCCGGCACATCACGCGGAAGGTTGTTCTGGAGAACCCCGAGGATCTTCGCGGCCTCCTGCCTTCCAACCACCTCGGGGAGTTTAGTTGCCACGACTGGACATGATACTACGGTGTTCGGTTGAGACGCCGCGTCACGGGACTTCGACCTCGCGCGGCGCCATGTCGAGACCATCGCGGGCTATCCGGGCCAACACGTCGGAATGGACCCAAGGTGTAGGGTCGCCTTTTCCTAAGGCGAATAGGCCGGTTCGTCGTAGCACCCAGCTCGTTTCAGCGTCCCGGCGGCTTCTGCTCTTTCGGTAGCGTCCGCATTTGATCGCAATGTCGCTGAGGGTTCTGCCTTCCACCAGGGCAGCAACCACGGCCATGCGCAGTCCCTTATTCAGCACTAGGGGGCTGCCGTCCATGCGCTGCTGCTCGCCCTTCAGCCGAGCTGTCGAGATGTCCCGGTCGTCGTCGTAGAGGGCGAGCGCTTCAGCCGTCCACGACCGTGCCGGCTCGTACTCTTCGACGGCCCCGTGCAATGCGCGCAAGACTAGGATCTCCGTCAAGCCGTCACGTGAGCGCGTCCACCGCAGCTCGGGAATGCTCATGCCCGTGTCGAGCGGCTCGAGCTGGTAGATCCAGCCGTTGTGGCGGAAGTCGCGCAGGCCCACCTCGGGCATCTCGGGTGCTACGACCTTGGTGTAGTCGTGTCTCACGTCGCGGCACACTGCGCCTGGATCAAGTTCTCAAGGTGCTGAATCGTCCCCCACTTGCCGCTAGGGAACTCGCCATCAGGCGTGGCGCGCAACATGAAATACAGCGTCGCCGCAGACTCGAACGGGATCACGGTCGGACGGGCGTGCGACATCTTCGGATGGCCGTAGCGGTCCTCGACAATCGTCGATACGAAGTCGTAGGTGGTGGGCGTGAAGCCCTCAAGGCACACGTCGCCAACTATGGGGTATCTACTTAGCTGGCCCGGAGTCATGCGAGTGCTCCCTGCGCCAGCCGAGCAACCGCCGCCTCGCAATACGCCTCGCTGATCTCGATGCCGATGGCCCGTCTGCCGAGATCACGGGCGGCGACGAGGGTCGAACCGGACCCAGCGAAGGGGTCGAACACGAGCCCGTCGACAGGGCACGAGTATTCGATCAGCGGACGCAGGATGCCGAGCGGCTTCTGCGTCGGATGGACAGCGCGACCATGCTCACCGCGGACGTACTGGACTGATCGCATGAGCTTCGGGCCGCCGTCTTCGCTCGCATAGGCGGCGTTCTCAATATGGCCCGTGTGAGTCGGTCTCGTCTTGCGCCGCAGTGTCCGGGCTGTTGCGTCGTTCGTGACCGGCGGGACGTGGTAGAGGTCACCCCACGCGCCCCGATACCAATGGACGGCAAGCTCGTGAACGCGCCTGAACCTGTCGGCGTGGAAGCCCGACCCGTTGTGCTTCTCCCACACAACCTCTTGTGCGTAGGTCCAGTCCGTCGCGGCCATCAGGGATGCCTGCTCGAGCCAGAACCGCATCGAGCCGAAGCACCAGAGCTGCGGCCCTAGCAGCGCGTCCAGCCAGCCACCTGCGACCCGCCGATCCCAATCAAGCGACGTGTCGCCGTAGGGAGGGTCGGTCACGACCGCATCGGGCAGGAAGTCGCCCAGCATCGGGCGACAGTCGCCGCAGTAGAGCGTGACCTGCCCGTCATCAAAGAAGGGACCGCCTCGGGTCATCTAAGTGGATACCCCATCGACTAAAAGGGTCTGCCACGGAAACAGATCCCACGTGGGAGCAATCGCCTCAGCCTCAGCTATCGGCACATCCATCGTCGCCTTCTCACGCAGGAAGCTGTCGTAGGCGGCCGTGCTCATCGCTCGCACGCCTTCACCAGAAGCGTCTTTTGCCGCTCGGTTAGGTCCTCGACCGTACGATACTCCGCGATCTGAAGGGCTGAGAGGACCTTCAGAGCCCGGATGCGCCCCCATCGGTGCTGCCACATCAGCAGGTCCCGCGCGAGCAGCGTCCGGCAGCACTCATGGCCCATCGCGGCCGCCACGCCTATCCGACCAGCAGCGACGGCCTGTTTCATCCGGGCGCGTTCTAGGCGCACCTCGTTAGCGCGCTCCAGAGCATCCATATACTGAGGCTGGCTCACGCAGCGTCTCCCTCCGCCATAATCACATTGCCCAGCCTGTCGACCTCAACCACGGGCCCGCACACGCCCGGTGCCTTGATCTTCTGCGGGTAGGTGCCGTCGGGATGCACCACGATGCTGGTGAGCTTCACCGGGCAGGCGACGAACCGCTTGGCTTCCGGCGCGAACTCCAGGGCATGCCCCGGTGTCGGGCTGAAGTGCAGGCCACGGCCGCACTCGCGCTCACCACCATCCCAGTCCGGTGCCGCAGGTTCCGAGCCGGGTGTGTAGAGCATGCCGTGGCTCGCCTCGAAGTTCTCGTCAAGCGCCTTGAACAAGATCGCCACACCCCTCTTGGGGGTTACGCCGTAGTAGGCGCACCACTTCGCCGGCGTGCTGATGTCCGGTGCCTCTAGCTCGATCACCTGACCGCCTTTGACTACGACCAGCTTGAGCTTCTTGCCGTTCTTACGAATGACCGCTGCGGCCTGCGCCTGGACCTCCATGCGCGGCGACGACGACTCCCGCGCCTCCATGCTCGGCGACGACGACTCCCACGCCTCCATGCTCGGCGACGACGACCCCCACGCCACCATGCTCGGCGACGACGACCCCCGCGCCTCCATGCTCGGCGACGACGACCCCCGCGCCTCCATGCGCGGCGACGACGACTCCCGCGCCACCATGCGCGGCGACGACGACCCCC